GTACCCTATGGAACTGATGTAGGCTATGCAGACTGGTCAGTGAGACGCACTATCCATGAAGCGGAAAATGTAGCTCGTTGGAATCCGTGGCTGGCTCATGAATGGATGGAGCAAGCCCATAATCGGTTAGACATCTATACCGCGCCATTTCATGAAGAGTATAATCGTGCAGTGCATCGTATTAATGCTTACTGGCGATCAATTACTTCAAACTACTATTATTCTCAGAAAGAGTTCTGGAGCAAAGGAAAATTTTCGCTACCGCCTAAGATGTTAGAACCGCTTTATGATGAGTAGTTATTATAATATTTTTTGAATTGCACTTACCCATAATCCATGCTATTAATAAAGGTATAAAAAATGTATTTTAAGCTTGTGTCGAAGAACGCATATCGTGATTTAGTTAGAAACTCACGTCGCATCAGCATCTCACAGCTGAGTGATAGCGAGAAAAGCGAAGCTTTTCAAGAGCTGTTCACTCTGTTAGAAAAAAGACTCGATGAGTCTACACGTTCACTTAACACTGAGGCAGCATATGCACAGCGTTGTCAGCATTGGAACCAGCGTGATATAGCTCAACTCCAGCCTGTTAAAAACTGTCGCAATCCTTGGTTACAGTTCAAACGTGAGTTTGTTTTAGCGTTACGCTCGCAGAGCGTCTGCCGCGATGTAGGAGTTGCACTAGCTTGGTTCTATCAACAACCATATCGCGATGATTGGGTCGCCTCATAAGTTCACGCAAAGCGTGTGTCTCGAATCTGCGACCGTAGGGAGCAAGCCTATGCAGCTATCTGAAGCTTCAGGATTAGTCTGGAAAATTATCCAAGGCATGCCAATTGAAGTGTTTGACGATGATTCTGGAGAAATCTGGGAAAACGATACTTGGGAACTTGTAAGATCTCGCACTGAAGGAGACTTTACAGGTTCTCGCATCATTGGTTCAGCTAATCTAGTCACTGCCCTTAATATTCTTCATCAAAAACTAATTATCAAAAGTGCTGTTAATAACCAGTACGTACCTTCTGGCGACCAAAGCTTAGAATTATTTTCAGAAGTCATGAACAGTCTTCAGGAACAAAAACTTATCCGTAAACGCCCTGAAAAAGTAAGAGAAACTTTTAAAATTGTACAATGATAAATCTTGTATATGAACATGAATGGAAACCAAACATCTGGTTCCCTAATCTTACTGGGTATCTTGAAAACGATATTCACTATTGTCATAAATATAAAAGACAAATTCCGTGGATGTTTCAGTTTTTTCTCCCTGACATTCGTATAATCTCACCTGACGAAATTGATACAGTTGATTCATTTATATATCCTGTGTTAATGCAAGAACCTTACCTTCAAATCAGAACTCTTATCAATAACCATCACGAAGACTTTGGTTTTTGGTCTTATATAGATGAGCGTGTAATTAATTCTTTAAAACAGGGAAAAGGACGGGTAATAATTGATGCCTCTATGGAGCCTCCTAATCGTTATGACATTGAACAGCTTATTGCATCTTTAGATGACTGCACTCAAGTTCCTAACGACAGATTACATATAAATATTAGTGATCAACGATTTGTAGATCATAATCGAATTCACTGTTTTCCTAGTTTTTTAGAACTTCATTTCTGTGCTAGGCATATGTATGACCCTCATAATACTTTTACTTTAGAGACTAAGGGTAAGAATAAACATTTGAGATTCAATATTCCTTTAGATTACGAAAGTCCTAATATTCCAGAAATTGAAAAATATCACTTTGATTACCCTAAAAAAAGATTTTTACTACTTAATAAGCGTACAGATAAACATATTGGTGCTGTACTCATTAATACTTTATTGGAGCAAAATGACTTATTAAGTAAAGGTTTAGTAAGTGTTGACTTTCAAGGAGAGTTTCTTCCTGAGACATATAAAGCTCTACAAGATGATTGTAATGATTCACGACTAAAAGATTTAAATATTGAACCACTTACTTCTGGTAAACATCATACTACAGACGATTTTTTAGTTATTTCTAAAGCAATGGATGCGATAGATTTTAACTTAGTTATAGAAGCATATTTTTCGGATAACGTTATAGATTGGCCTTTAATAACTGAAAAAATATGGCGAAATATAGCTTGTAAAAAGCCCTTTGTTGTTATTGGACAAAAAGACACACTTAAATGGTTCAATCAACTGGGTTATCAATCATTTCATCCAATGATTGATGAAACTTACGATCAAACTTCTAGTGACTATGAACGTTTTATGAGAGCTTTTATTGAGGCTAAAAAGGTTATTGAATCAAGCAGTTCTGAAATGGAGTCGTTATTAAATGACTGTGAGCCTATATTTTTACATAATCAAAAAAACTTTGAAAATAGAGTGTTAGACTTGAGGGAGTTTTTGGATGAAAAAGTATGATAAAAGTAAATTCTTTAACATAACTGAGTTTACAGACTACAAATTAAACTATTGGGCAGTTCCTAAATGTGGTTGTACGGCTGTAAAAGCTGCACTTGCAAAGCAAAAAATATTTGATGAGTCTTCTACTGATTACTACTACATACATCACAACTTAAACTTAACTTACATAACACCGAGTTATGCAGAAGTTAACGGTAACTTTAATATTTCAGTTGTTCGCTCTCCTTATCGCAGGTTGTTAGCCTTATATAAACATTTTGCTCTCCGGGACACTGAACGCTGTTTAGAATTAGATCCTAATATAAACTTATCTAGAGTTCATAATCTAAATTATTTTTTACATTATTTACTCGATGAGCGTGATTTAGAAGACTGTAATCACCATTTTCAACCCATTTATCGCTTCTTATGTTCTGATAATTTTATTATAATACCTAAATTAATATATGACTTTGACGAAGATTTATTTAGCCTAACACATTTGTTAAAAGCTCATGGTTGTACATTAGAAAGAGCTAATGTTTCTAACATGGAAATATCTCTCAGTCGTAGTCAAAAAAGTTTAATAGCAGATCGCTATTATACAGACTTCAACCTTTTTAACTTTGAGGAATAAAATGGAACCAGCACTAAAACAAGAAGTACGTAAAGAAATTTCACGCATCGTAGACTTGATGATTCAGGGAGAATCAATTCGAGAATCTATTGCAGAATTGAAAAAAGATATTAAAACTGAGTATGGATTACCTGTCGCTACTATCACTAAAGTAGCTACTATTGTTCGCAATGATTCTCTTGAAGAAGAAGAGGAAAAATGGGATGAAATTAAAGAGTGGGTAGATGCCTGCTCTTAATGCACAAGGTCATTACACACCTCCTTCTGGTACTCATAAGACTATCTACGTAACTGGAGATTCTTGGTCTGCAGGAGAGTGGGATAAATCTAAAGGCGATGATATAAACTTTCACGCAAGAGATCACTCGTTTTCAAGATATTTAGCACACACTGATAGATATAAGCTTATACATTGTCCTCTTCCTGGTTGGGGCGATATAGTCGCCCTAGACCATCTTAAGATGAGACATGATTTAGATGAGATTGATTATATCATTTTTGTAAAAACTTGTGCTACGAGAAGTTTCATGAACTTTAAAAAAGATGCGAACCCAGAATTATACAGCGACCCATATATCTTTCGCAAAATTAACTTTATTAATAACTATATTTATAGGAACCTAAAAAAATATAAAGATAAATTAATCTTAATAGGGGGTATTGAACGTATCAGAGATAACTTTGAATGTTTTTACAAAATTCCTAGTATCACAGAATTTCTTTATCCTGATTTTAAAGATTCAGAATATTTTGGTGATATAAAATACTTGGAGCAATTTATTGAAGAAGATAAAGTGGGTGTTGATGCTCTTTTAAGTCATTCAATAGGTAAGATTAAGTTTTGGAATGATAATCCAGATATGTTTTACCCTGACGGCGCGCACCCTAATAGGTTCGCACATAAGCTTTTAGCGGACCATATTGATGATTTTCTTAGCAAGCGTTAAATGACTTCTAGCTCCTGCATGTGATTTATCGGGGGCAAAGTCGTCGTGCTTTTCTAAGTCTAGATGATACTCTATGTAATCGTCAGTTAGTTCTTTTAGAAGTGGGTGTAAATGGGGAAAACAACAATGGTGTATAAAACGTATATTGGCTCGTTGACACAATAATATTTGTTTCGCTACTGCCCCACTCCATAGCCTTCTTACTAACTCTTCATCCGAGTAATATAACATTCCAGCTGCGTGCCACGCGGCTTGGTGCTTTTTATCTTCTGACCTACGATTAGCTAAAATTTGTTCAGAGAGTATCCAGTTTCTATAGTACTTTTCATTTTTAAGCACGTGATTTGCGACTATGAATCCTTGAGTTATGTTGTTTCTTAC